GGTCTTGACTAAGATCGTCCCAGACGGTGTATTCATCGACGCTGACGGACTTGTTGACGTTGACTTAGGCAATGGTGCCGCTTACAATCCAGAGGATGCCCTACGCATGTACTTCCAGACCGGTAGTGTTATTGGTAGAAGCTACACCTCTGACGGTGAGTTTAACAATGCACGTGTACCTATTCAGGAACTAAACGCAAACTCTGGTCAAGCAAAAATATCTAGCTTGATCGGTACATACAATCATTACCTTTCAATGTTAAGGGACGTTACCGGACTCAACGAGGCCCGTGACGGATCTATGCCATCTGCTGACGCATTGGTTGGTGTTCAAAAGCTAGCAGCCGCTAACTCAAATACTGCCACAAGACACATCCTTGACGCTGCCTTGTTTATTACAAGAAGGTTGTCTACTTGTGTGTCTGGACGTGTGTCTGACATCTTGGAGTACGCTGACTTCCGTGAGGAGTTTGCTAACCAGATCGGCAAGTACAATGTCCAGATCCTAGAGAGTGTTAAGGACCTTTACCTGCACGACTTTGGTATCTTTATCGAGGTATCTCCAGACGAGGAAGAGAAGCAACAGCTTGAGGCTAATATCCAGATGGCATTGTCTAGAGACCAGATCGGCCTAGAGGATGCGATCGATATCCGTGAGATCAAGAACTTGAAGCTTGCCAACCAATTGTTAAAGGTTAAGCGCAAGGAAAAAGAGAAGCGTGAGATGGAGAAGCAGCAGCAGATCTCTCAGTTCCAGTCACAATCTAATATCGAGGCCGCTAACGCTACGGCTCAGGCCAAGATGCAGCAGATTCAAGCCGAGACTCAGTCTAAGATCGAGATCAAGAGGGCAGAGGTTCAGTTTGACGTGGAGAGAATGCAGCAAGAAGCGCAGATCAAGCTTGGTCTTATGCAGCAGGAGTTCCAGATGAACATGCAGCTCAAGGGTGCAGACATGCAGAGCCTAACCGAAAAGGATAAGATGAAGGAAGAGGCCAAGGACAAACGAGTATCTTTACAAAATACACAGCAATCAAAGTTGATCGAGCAAAGAAAAAACAACTTGCCACCGGTAGACTTTGAGTCGAACGAAAATGACACTCTTAGCGGATTTGACCTAGCGTCATTTGAGCCAAGATAATGTGTCACATTTATTCGTAAATTTGTGACCAAATAATTAAATCTAATATGACAAACGAATTTAAAGTGCGTGCTATCTCTTTTGATGAGGAGAAATCCGTTCAAGAGATTGAGGAGCAGCTATTGAAGGAACACGAAGAGAAGAATGGTATCTCTTCAGAAGAAACGCCAGTAGAGACCACGATGGTGGGATCTGATGGCACGATTGAAAAAGTCGACGAGACTCCAGAGGTAACTCCGAGAGAATTAGAAGACACAGACGTTCTTACATATCTTAAAAACCGGTACAACAAGGAGATCAACTCTGTAGATGAGTTGTTTTCCGCAAGAAAAGAGGCCGAGGAATTACCAGAGGACGTGTCCGCATTCTTGAAGTTCAAGAAGGATACAGGACGTGGTTTCGAAGACTTTGTTAAAATCAACAAGGACTACGATACAATTCCCGCCAACCAGTTGCTGATCGAGTATCTTAAGGAGACCAATCCCGACCTAGACGATGAGGACATCAAGTTCGAGGTAGAGAGCAGGTACTCTTACGATGCTGAGTATGACGACTCGAAAGAGATTAAGTCAAAACAGATCGCAATGAAAAAAGATCTTGCCAAGGCCAAAGAGTACTTTAACAACCAGAAAGAGCAGTACAGAGTTCCTCTTGAGTCAAGAGAAGCTTTTGTTCCAGAGGGTGAAAAGAGTTCTTACGAGGCCTTCAAGAAGTATTCCAAAGAGACCGAGGAAATGCAAAAGCAGCAGATGGAGCGCTCAGAGTTCTTTGCAAAGAAGACAGAAGAAGTCTTCAACGACAAGTTCAAAGGTTTTGAATTCAATGTCGGTGAGGGTGATGTATCTTTCAAACCTAGCAACCCAGAACAAATGAAGAAAGCTCAGTCCGATGTCAGCCAGTTTATTGGTTCGTTCTTAGATGAGAATGGATTTATTAAAAACGCTGAAGCATACCACAAATCAATTGCCGTTGCAATGAACCCAGACAGCTTCGCCAAGTTCTTTTACGAACAAGGAAAAGCTTCTGCAATCGATCAAGTAAGCAAGGAGTCTAAGAATATCCAGATGGATATCAGGCAGACACCGCAGCCTACCATGACCGGTGGATTCAAAGTAACTGCTCTTGACAACGACCACGGTTCTGGACTACGTATAAAAACACGTAACTAAAAAAACTAAAAAAACAAAACTATGTCTGGATCAGTACAAGTGAGCCCAGGGTATGCTATTACCCCCTCATCCGTTAAGGCTACATTGCCTTCCAACTACATTACCAACTTCGATTTCTTGAATCAGTATCTTCCTGATACCTACGAGAAAGAATTCGAGCGTTACGGTAATCGCTCTATCGCATCTTTCTTACGTCAAGTAGGAGCTGAGATGCCTTCTAACTCTGACCTTATCAAATGGGCAGAACAAGGTCGTTTGCACACTAAGTATGCAAGCTGTACTTCTGCTGCTGCTGCAGGTTCAAGCACTGCTACATGGACTGTCGCTGACTCTGGTATTACTGCATGTAACTTCCGTGTTGGTCAAACTGTCTTCTTGTCAAGCAATTCTGGTGTTGCTAGCGACAAGGCTATCATCACTGCAGTTTCTGGTTTGACTTTCACTGTAGCTTACTACGCTGCTGCTGGTCAAGCTATCGCAGTTTCTACTGGATCTACTGCATTTGTTTACGGTTCTGAATTCAAAAAAGGATCTAACGGTATGGCCGGATCTTTGGAAGCAAAAGATGATTTCTACGATAACTCTCCTATCATCATCAAGGATAACTACGACGTATCTGGTTCTGACATGGCTCAGATCGGATGGGTAGAAGTTACTACTGAGAATGGTGCTACTGGATACTTGTGGTACATCAAGTCTGAGCACGAAACTCGTTTGCGTTTTGAAGACTACATGGAAATGGCCATGGTAGAAGGTGTTCCTGCCGAAACCGCTTCTGGCGCTATCGCAGTAACTGGTGATGTTGGTAACAAAGGAACCAAAGGTTTGTTCTACACAGTTAACCAACGTGGAAACGTTTGGGCTGGTGGAAACCCAAGCACTTTGGCTGACTTCGATGCTATCATCCAACGTTTGGACAAGCAAGGTGCTATCCAAGAGAACGTATTGTTCTTGAACCGTAACTTTAGCTTTGACGTTGACGATATGTTGGCTGCTCAAAACAGCTACGGTGCTGGTGGTACAAGCTTCGGTTTGTTCAACAACGACGAGAAAATGGCCTTGACTTTAGGTTTCTCTGGATTTAAGCGTGGATATGAGTTCTACAAGACTGATTGGAAGTACTTGAACGACGCTGCCCTTCGTGGTGGTATCAAAGGTGGTGAAATCAACGGTGTGTTGGTTCCTGCTGGTTCAACTACTGTTTACGATCAAGTTATGGGTAAGAACGCTAAGCGTCCATTCTTGCACGTTCGCTACCGTGCTAGCGAAACTGAGAATCGCAGATACAAGACTTGGATCACAGGTTCTGCTGGTGGAGCTTCTACTAGCGACTTGGATGCAATGAAAGTTAGTTTCTTGTCTGAGCGTGCATTGTGCACCTTGGGAGCTAATAACTTCTTCTTGTTCAAGACTGCCTAATCTTAAATAGGTTATCACACAAAGGGGTGGGTACAATGTACTCACCCTTTTTGTTTATATTTGTACCAACAATTAAATCTACTTATGATAAAATCTACAAATGAGCTAAAGGACAGGGTATTTGTCCTAAACTCCGACACGACCCCGTTAACTTATGTGTTGCCATCCCGCAACACCAGAAGGTTTCCACTACTCCATTTCGATGGAAAGACTAACCGTGCGCTTCGTTACGCAAGAAACCAGAAGTCAGTATTTGAAGACGAGCAAGATGACAACGCGATCATCGAGCCAATCATCTTCGAGGATGGCGCTTTAGTGGTTCCTGCAAACAATCCAATCTTGTCACAGTTCTTAGACATTCACCCGTTGAAGGATCAGATCTTTATGGAATTGAATCCAGAGAAAGAAGCTATGAACGATATTGAGGACATGAACGTAGAGCTAGACGCTCAGATCGCTGCTAGAAATATGGACCTAGATACCATGTTGGCTATCGCTAGATTGGTGTGGGGCCCTATCGTAGATACGATGACCACTCCAGAGTTAAAGAGAGACATCTTGTTGTACGCAAGAGAGTATCCGATACAATTACTTGAGATGTTAAACGACCCATCATTGACTGAGACAGCTTTGGCCTCTAAGGCGCTTTCTGAGGGCTTATTTGGTATGCGTAACAATAACCGTGAGATCTGGTTCAATATGACTGGAAACAAGCGCAAATTGATGAACGTGCAGCAAGGCGAGGATGCCGTGTATGTTCTTACCGCATATTTAGAGTCTGCCGAAGGGAAAGAAGTTTTGGAAATGGTAAAATCTAAACTTTCTTAACTATATTTGCAGCACTATGCAAAAGTTCCTTAAAATCTCTGCAAGCTCAACTGGCGATGTTCTAGTTGGTCTTGACAACATCGCATTGGTGTCTGCTACTACTAGCACCGTTGTTTTGACTTACAGCGCAGGTTCTGCTTCAGCCGATGTCTGCACTATCACTCACACAACTGACGCTACCTTGGCTACTCGTAATGCTATTTACGACGCTATTCAATTGGGTAACGAGGCTTCCTCAAACCCAACTGCATTTGTAACTCCTGTGTTGCCTGCTGGTATCACGGTATCTACAGTAGTAGTTGCTTAATTAAGCCATTAACGATGTAAGGCCATCTCGAGAGGGGTGGCCTTTTTTTGTTATCTTTGTGAGAACATGATTAACACGGTTAGAAATACTGTTATGGCTATCATAAACAAGGATAACAACGGTTATATTACACCGGAGGAGTTTAACTTGTTTGCCAAGCAGGCTCAGCTAGAGATATTTGAACAATACTTTTACGATTATACAAATTGGGTCAACAAGCGAAACGCAAGGATGGCCAACGATGGATACTCGGACATTCAGAAACAAATTGCAGAAAACATTGATACATTTAGCGCTCAAAAAACTCTTGCGTATAATTCTGGTGCCGGGGCTTTTACTGCATCTGATGATTCTTACTTTGTTAACGTTCTACTTTACAATAACAAAGAGATTGAGTACGTGGCTCACACGAAAATTATGAACCTTATCACGTCAAACTTGACGACTCCTACTACATCGTATCCTGCATACTATGAGAAGGACCACCTTTACTATGTATATCCACAATCAATCCAAGCCAATGTTAGTGCTCTGTACGTTCGCTATCCTCTTGATCCTAAGTGGACATACACTGTCGTGTCGGGGTCGCCTATATTCAACCAGTCAGCTCCTGATTATCAAGACTTTGAGCTTCCGCAGAGCGCACAAAACGATGTAGTTTTCAAGATCCTTTCATACGCTGGTGTTAACATCCGTGAGAACGATGTGGTTCAATTTGCAATGGCCGGAGATAACGCAGAACAAACTAAGCAAACCTAATGTCATATATAAGTAACCAGCAATACTACTCAGACCCCAACAATAACGGGGACTACCAGTATGTCAGCCTAGCTGATGTAGTGAATAACTTCATGTTAATGTACGTTGGTGACGACAAGTTGATCGGTACCGTTAACAGGTACAATGTCCTGTTCTACGCAAAACGTGCGATACAGGAGCTGAATTACGATGCTGCAAAGAATATCCGTGTACTAGAGTTTAAGATTGGGCCGGACCTTAAGTTGATATTGCCTCCAGACTACATGAACTACGTTCGTGTGTCATTGGAGACAGAGGGTATCTTGCACCCATTGTTCGAGAGCAAGTCAGTAAACTACGCAAGCACATACTTAAAAGACTCAGCTGACAATATTCTTTACGACCAGAACGGAGAAGTACTTACCGGTACCTCCGAGCTAGACATGAAGAGACTGCAAGGATATCCAAAGGCATTGTTCAACGGAGACGCTTGGGCAAATGGCAAGTGGGGATGGTTTGTAGATGGTCTTTGGTATTTCAACTACAACCTAGGTGGATACTATGGACTGAATGGCGAGACAGCAAATGCCAACCCATCATTCAGAGTAGACCAAGGATCTGGAGTGATTAACTTTAGCTCACAAATGTCAGACCAGTTATTGGTGATGGAGTACATCTCCGATGGTCTTGAGAACGGTGATGACTCTTTGGTAAAGGTGAACAAGTTTGCCGAGGACTTCATGTACAGTTATATTAAGTGGGCTATATTAAACAACCGTGTTGGTGTGCAGGAGTATATTGTTCGTAGAGCAAGAGAAGAGAAGTCAGCCCTACTTCGTAATGCCAAGATCAGAATGAGCAACTTGCACTCTGGCAGATTATTGATGGTATTACGGAATCAATCTAACTGGATTAAATAATGCAATTAACAAGAAGCCTAGTAGCCGGAATAATGAACAAGGATCTAGACGAGCGTCTAGTTCCAAACGGGCAGTATCGCGATGCCCAGAACGTAACTATCGGTACCTCTGAGGAGGCCGGTATTGGAGCCGTGGCTAACGAGCTTGGCAATAGCCAGGTAAGTGGGCTACAGACCGCCGCTAGAGCTTTCTCTGGTGACAACACGTTCTCATTGACAGGTGCCAAGACCATCGGATCAATATCCGCTCCCGCAGAGTTTTTGATTTTCTGGTTTGTAAAGGCGTCTACTGGTAATATTATAGCATCTTACAATGCACAGACAGGACTTACGTCGGTCCTTGCAATGGACACTAGGTCTGGATCTAACAATGTATTGAACTTTAAGGTAGACTACTTAATCACAGGTGTAAACTATATCAGCGGTCTATTATTCTGGACAGACAACTTAAACCCACCAAGAAGGATTGACACCAAAGCGTTCTACGCTTACAATAACTTTACAGAGGAGAGCATCAATGTCATTGTAAAGCCACCATTGGCTGCACCTACATTGAGCTTTAGAAATGATTCTAACGCGTCAAACAATATCAATGATAAGTTCTTGTACTTTGCATACAGGTACAAGTACATGAACAACGAGTACTCGTCTTTCTCTCCGTTCTCTGTGGTCGGTTTTGAGCCGGACACGTTTACATTCGATTATGGCACAGGTGTCAACAAGTCAATGCAGAACAAGTATAACTTAGTTGATATTTCGTTTTCTATTGGTGGATCAAACATTAAGGAGATTCAGTTGTTATTTAAGGATTCTGCAAGCACCAACGTAAATGTAATTGAGAACATATTAAAGGCAGACCTACCATTTAACGTACAAGGCGTTACCGTAAATGGAACCACTGCTACATTTTCTGGATTTTCCAATAACAAAGTATATGGTGTATTGCCATCAAACCAGCTTACAAGGTTGTTTGACAACGTACCATTAAAGGCAAAGGCTCAGGAGTTGATCGGGAGTCGTATCATTTATGGAAACTATACCCAGTTTTATAACATTGTAGATTTATCGGGTAAAAAAATTACTCCAAATTACTCTGTAAGTGTTGTAAGTGAAAGCAAAACAAGTCCTGACTACGTTGTAAACAACCCGGTTAAGACTCTTCATTCTGACAGAAACTACGAATTGGGTATTTGTTATATGGACGACTACGGTAGGATGAGCACGGTTTTGACTTCAACGACAAACACTGCAAGCATTTCATCGTTAAATTCTGACACTGCAAATTATTTAAGGCTGAATATAATAAGCGAAGCACCGGCATTCGCCACCAAGTACAGGGTATTTGTAAAGCAGGCTAAAGGACAGTATTACACGATATTCCCTAACATATTTTATACTGACGGAATATATACTTACTTCATGATTAATGAATCAGATGTAGACAAGGTTCACGCCAATGATTACATTGTATTTAAAGTTAATCCAGAAGGTATAACTTATAAAAATGATGAATTTAAAGTTCTTGATGTAAGCGTAAAGCCAAAAGATTTCTTGGGAAATAGTAAAACCCAAATAACTGGTGTATACATGAAAGTGAAGACCAGCGGAAATACGGCTTTTTCGCAAGCAAACTTAATTGTAAATAAGACAACAAGTAAGGGCGTTACCTCTGCTAGAAATTCTCAATATACACTAGGATTTACATGTTCTTCAAGCGAGCCAGGTATAGAGCCAATATTGAATCCACACTCCTTTACTGAAGACCCTATTTTTTATGGATCAGCTTCTAATGATTTGGCGGTTATAGGAAAATTAACCAAAGTTGAAGTTGACAGAAGAATCAAAATAGAGATTGACGGGAGAACCACCGCAGGCATAGATACATTTAAAGTTTCTGTTTTATCTACAGACGTTGCTGGGGTATCTCTTATTCAAAATGTACCCATTACTGGGGCTAACCAGCCCATATTAAATGGAACAAAAGTTCTATGTACAATTAGATTTGCAAGTACCAAAGGTCATAAAATTGGCGATTCTTGGAGAATAAACCAAAGAGCAACTTGGGGATTTAATGATGGAAGAACTGTTTTTGGTGGACCATTAGGATTCCTTGGTTTTAGTTTGCGAAAAGGGCAAAACGATCCATTTGGTGGTATTACAGTGTTCCCTAAGGACGCCACTTCTATTCTTGGTGGCGCCGTTATAACTATCAAGATAAACGAAACAAAAGTTGCCGGAGGAGAGGGACAGCCAGAACAAACTTTTATATCCTCTAGAGATTATGCTAACATTGAAGAATGGTTCTTTGAAGATGCTATATATGAGCGTTTTTCGATGACTGCCAGAAATCAAAACCAAGGCGCAACAACTGTTTTTTTTAGAAGGTGTGGAAATTATAACAATATTCAATCTGGTGGTCAATCTTTAACTCAAGTAGATCAAACAGACAATGGAGACGTTAGAATGTTTATTCGTGGTCATGCAGATGCAAATAGCGATGACTTTAAAAATGGAAATTATCCAGCATGTTTAAGAGCAATACTTACTGTTGACTGTACAATTACACAAACAAAAAATAAAACAATAATTGAGACTCAGCCAAAGAATACAGATGTAGGCATTTATCACGAGACAGAGACATTGTCTGTGACTAATGGGCTTCACGCTGGAACTAATGGGCAAGACCAAACTAGAGCTGTGGCAGGTACTACTAAGAAGGCTGCAGTAGTAGATTTAAAAAATTTATATAATGCATACTGCTTTAGAAATGGTGTTGAAAGCGATCGTATTCGTGATGACTTTAATGGATCGTGTATGCAGTACAGCCCTCGTGTTTCTTCTACGATTGAGAATTATGAGCAGGAACATGTTCCACATGGACTAACTTATAGTGGTGTGTTCAGGCAAGACACGGGCACAAACAGGCTTAACGAGTTTAACCTGTCTACGGCTAACTTTAAGTACGTTGACCGTTTCTTTGGAAGCATCCAAAAGCTTTACGCTCGTGACACAAACTTGATTGTATTTCAAGAGAACAAAATATCTACCGTTCTTTATGGAAAGAACTTGCTTAGCGACTCTACTGGTGGTGGATCTATCGCTAGCGTTCCGGAGGTGTTAGGAACACAGATTTCATTTGTTGGTGAGTATGGGATTAGTTTAAACCCAGAGAGCTTTGCTACATGGGGTAACGACATGTTCTTCACTGATGCTAGGCGTGGTGTTGTTCTGACTATATCGGGTAACGACTTGGGAGAGATATCTATTCAAGGCATGAAGGATTTCTTCAGAGACTTGTTCATTGCCGGAACTAACAAACAAAAGATTGGAGTACTAGACCCTTATAGCCAGATGTATGTACTAACATCAAACGATAGCACATCTGTTCCTTGTCAATTGTCTGTATCTCCAATATCTGTTACTGTTGACAATACTGCTCAAACGAGCAATATATTTGACATCTCGTCCAACTCTGGATGGGTTATCACTGGGATTCCTGTTTGGATGACAGTATCTCCGTCTAGTGGAACCGGAGACCAAGACGTTACTGCTAGCTTTACTCTTAATTCTACATTAGCTTCAAGGACTGCTACTCTTACTATTACCGCATCTTGTGGAAATGTTGTCACGGTTGCGATAACACAAACAGGTAAACAACTTGTTAGAAGAGCTGGTGTAACTATCGGAGGAAGTGGAGACGCTGGAACGGTTAGTACTCAAAAGTACAACTATAGTAGCTCTGGGACTTCTGGTTATGAATTTGTTGACTCTTCATTTACTACAGCTCCAGTTGGCATATTTAACACATTGGGTGCTCCTTCGGGAACAAATGGTGTTCCATACCCTGGAGACACGGTGACATTGTATGCGTACAATACGACAACTAGTCCATCTGGAAGCCCCGCAAACCCATTCCTACCGGGACTTGGAAATAAGGCTTACTACCTAGTGTCTAATACGCAGTACACAAATGCTGATTACTTAGCAATGATTGCATTGGCGACACCCGTCACGATGACACTTGCTGGTACCGAATATAGCGGAAATTTTACATACCTTACGCCATCTAACGAGCAGTATCTTTATTTGCTTTGGGATTATAGAAATATTGTATCATGCGGATCTACTGCATCTTACTCTGGAACTGCCTTGACATCTGGAACAATCGTTACCATGGGCTCTGCAAATGGAAACGTTACATTTAACTACGACGCACAGTCTACACCAGATAGGTTTGTCATCACATTAAATGGATCAGTAGTTTCCGATAGCGGGTACGTTGGACTTAACACACTAGCGAACTACAACGCCTTGATTGCTGCCGGTGTTTCTGCTAGCGACATCAAGCTGGTTTCTCCTTACGATGGGCTAGTCAACAATAGCACGGGAACTTTAAAATTCACCAAAACTCAAGCTGGCGACCCCACGCTTACTGTTTATTCTCCACTATCATCAAATGGGTGGAGCGTAGCTACTGCGTGTGCAGGTTTAAACACGGTAACGATTGATACCACGAACGGGACTTTGGCAAACGTTTGCTCTCAGACACCTGCTACTGTTAAATATCATAATGGACAATCAGCCACACCTACCGTTGGTGTTATAGTTTATAACGAATCAACTGGGGCTACTGTATATAACGGAGGAAATGCATACCACAAGTTTGGCACGTCTTACGCATTTATTACATCATCTGGAATTATCACTGAGATTGGTTCTTGCGTATGCGTTGAGACATTCTCTCCGATAGTTACAATGTCTAATGTCAATATTAATGTAGGTTCTAACACATCTATTAAAGTATCGGCTACAAATAATCCGACAAGCTATAACTTGGTAACGACCTGCAAGACCTTTACGTTCTTCGGTGGTACAGATGGAGCGGTATTCTACGGAGCAAATTGTGAGACCGGGTACTATGAAACATTCCCTGTCTCTTCATATGAAAAAAGCACTAAGTGTTATACGGATGGAACAGTAACTAAATTGTCTGGGTCTGCTGACGCTACGTTAGATGCAACGGGTTCTTGTGGCGATATTTCTTTGCCGGCTGGAATTACATTTGACAGCACAAATGGTTTCTTGACTGGGATTGCTATAGGGCAGGGTCAATATAAGGCCACTTTTAATGCTACCAATTGCTTTGGAACGGGGCCAAATACAACCATAAACATCTCGGCTGTTGAATTAGATGCTCCGGCAACTGCATTCCAAATTAATGCAAGCTCTCAAGCAAATGCTGCAGCTGCATGTGCACTAACCCCAGCCGTATGGGTTACCCTTTACCATAATGGATACTACACGTATCCAATACTTGGTGACACGGTTTACATTCAGTCTAGAGGGGGAAACACTTTTAATGGAAATAACTTATGGTATGTTATCAATAATAATCAGTCAATTCAGATCAGCACTGACGGGGTTGTCAATTCGGTATTCAATTGTGGCTCAACACCTCCAACACCTCCAACACCTCCAGCCGGAAACTACTACACCGCTGTTCTATGTAATAGCACATACAGTGCCGTCCTTTACGATGCTGTAAGCCGTGTGATTTCACCTGGGACTAAGCTCAAGACTACCGATGGCAATTGCTGGACTGTGGGGGCTGCGATAGCTCCAATATCTACTAGCTTTAATGTTCCGACTACCATTGTTACATACGCAAGCTGTGCAGCATGCACTGGAGTTACTCCAACGCTTACAGAGGTATTTTTGACCGACTCTGGAAGTAAGGCTTCTGTATGTGCGTCAACCGCTTACTACTCTTACTGGACAGATGGTACTGTAGGGTCTAGCGGAACATTGTATATGAACTCTTCTGGAACAATTGTCGCGTCTGCTGGATACTATAAGAACCAAGCTGCTCCTTCGAATGCTTACTACTGGAATGGAACGGCCTGGACACTAACAGAAGCCTGCTAATGTCGTAACTTTGCGTAATGGCTAATTATACTCTTACATACTCACCACTTCTTGACGGATGGACATCGTTTCACTCATATTTTCCTGAGTGGATGGAACACATGAATAGCTTCATGTATACGTTCAAGAACGGAGAGATGTGGAAGCACAACAGCAATGCAACTCGCAATAGCTGGTACGGTACTACTTACCCATCCTCTGTTAGCGTTATCTTTAACGACTCTCCAAACGAGCCTAAGATGTTCAAGACTTTGTCTTATGACTCAGACCACAAGTGGAATGCTACGGTAATCACAGACCTTAGCGCTGGGTCTATGGACAAGAGTTACTTTGAAGAGAAGGAAGGTTTCTACTTTACGTATATCAGAAGAAACGCAGACACGATTGATTACAAGGCCATGTCTACTCAAGGAGTTGGCAATACAATACTTGCAACAATAGCCCCTGGAACTGGTTATCTAAGCGTATACTTTAGCTTTGAGATACCAAATACAGTAAGCGTGTTTGATCCGACCGTGTCTCCTCCAACTGGTGGGGACGTGATGTACGCAATAGACGCAATAACAAGTGTCAATAAATTAATAGGGAATGTTGATCAAATAATCAATGACCCAATCAATGGGAACAGGATAATCGTTAAAACTCCTTCTAATACGGTAAACATCAATGACTTTATTTATGTCATCAAGAATGCCGTGGCTGAGTCTTACGGAGCTAGAGGATACTACATGCAAGCCACTCTGACAAATACTGATACAGAGGCGGTTGAATTATTTGCAATTTCTTCACAGATATTTAAAAGTTACCCATAACTTCGCTATCTTTGCGTAGCAATGGGTTTTCAGGCAAGGTTTCTTACAGAAGACGATTATGACAACATCCTTTGTGGGTGGTGGAATGATTGGAGATGGACTCCGCCTTCCAAGGACTTCTTGCCAGACAATGGCAATGGTGGCGTTATTGTATCGAAAGACGGTACTGACATCTGCGCTGGGTACCTTTACTTTACCAATTCTAAAGCAGTGTGGGTAGAGTTTGTGGTGTCTAATATCAATTACAAGGACAAGGATAGGAAGCAAGCTATTATGTTTTTGGTTGACACATTGACTGAATATGCGAAACTAAACGGAGCGAAGTACGCTTATGTTTCTTTGAAGAGTCAGCCACTGATCAATAAGTTTATTGAGTGTGGCTTTCAACAGGGCAGCGTTGGTTGTACGGAGCTCATAAAAACATTATAAAATGCCGGCAGTAACATCAATCATAGCAGCAGCAGGAGCCGCAGCAAGCGCTGGACAAGCAATTGCAGCCAACCAAAGAAGACAGAAAGACGAGGCAGCAGCTAAAGACGCTGCATCACGCCTTCGTGGTTTAACAGAGACCGACTATTCAGCTGGTCTTCAAGTCCCAACGATGGGGTATAACTTGGCTCAACAAGGGATTCAACAACAAGAAGCATCTGGACTACAATCTCTAAGAGAGGCTGGGGCCGCCGGTGTTATTGGTGGTGTCCCATCTTTAGTTCAAGCAGGAAACCAGGCCAATCAAGAGCTGTCGTCAGATCTTCAGCAGGCCCAGTATAATAGAGATTTGTACCGTTCTCAGAATAGACAGGGTATAGAGAATAGAAAGATAGAAAGAAACTACGATATTGGTATGGGTCAATTGCAAGGTGCTCAATTAGGTACTCTTCAAGACAAGCAAATGGTAAACCAAGGCGTTGCAGGAGCTTTTTCTGGACTAACTTCAATGGGAGAGTCTATTGCGGCAAACCAGGCACTATATAAGAGTCAAGCAAATCCAAACATTGGCACCACTCCAACAATACAGCAGGCTACGGCTCCATTTCAAGCTCCAACTTCTTCATTGTTACAGAAAAAGGGTACGCCAATGATCAATACTTATGGTCCTGCACCGGAAATGGGGATAGCACCTATGGGAACAAATACTTTTGGAAATACTTCGTATGCTCCGGGATATACGCCATATGGGTACTACCCTGGTTTAACAACACCATTTAAAAGGTAATGCCAGAATATTTAGGTTATCAAGGAAGACCCCAAGGGGTTGATTGGGCTGGAATAGCGGACAAGGCTATTACTGGTCTTGATGCTATAAAGAAGGACCGTGAGGCACAGCGTGCTGCACTTGAGAAGTCTGCCGATGACTTGGTATTTGCATCAAAGCAGTATAAGCCTGGTCAGTCAAATGTCTTTAACGAGAAGATTCTACAGGGTGCTGACCGTGTAAGGGCTAATACACTAGACCTTAAGAAGGAATTGATGGCTGGAAGGATTACCCCTATTGAATATAAAACTCGTGTTAGTAAAATGTCTGATGACTGGAAGTTAGTGGGTGATTTTGCCAAGTCTTATAACGACATTGTAACTAAAAATACAGAATACTTAAACGATCCAAAAGCGTCAGCCCTTGGGGCATACATGCTTGAAAAACAAGCAGGTTTATCAGATTTGTCTGATAAGAATTTTGTAGTAGACGAAAGTGGTTCAATAGTCTTGTCTGATCCAAAATCAGGTATGGTTGTTGACTTTATGTCTATGCTTAATCCGGAAAACCAAACACCAGAAAAAGTGGACCTATTGGGTCAGATCGATGGTTTCACAAAAAACTTAGGAGCAGTTACTGGATACGATCCAAGCGACCCTAGGTATAGAAACTTCTGGACCAAGTCGGCACAGTTGAACCCTGCATACACAAAGGCAAAGCAAAACTTTGCATCTTCTTTGTTGAAGAACCCAAGGGCTGCCGCTAGTATATTGGCTGACTATGTGGGTGATTATCAGTTCTATGAGACTGAGCAGCAGAAGAAGAATATCCCTGCAGGAAAGGGCATTCAGTTGGTCATGGGGCCAAATGGTATTGCTACGCCTAAGCTCACCCCAGAGCAGCTAAAGGCCGCTCAAGTTGTAATCGAAAGACAGGTTGACGCAGAGGTAGATAAGCTCAGAGAGAAGCCAGAGGCAGTTAAGTACGAGGCGCCTACACAGGCTCAATTTTCTGAAGGTCAAAAGCAGCAAAGATATGCCAATAGAAGAGAAAACCTAGACGCAATGTTTAGCGACAAGTCAGGTAGAGCCGCTACTTCCTATCTTAAAGACTTGACATATCCAGGAACAAAAGAGAAGATCGAAAAGGTTTCATTTGCTCCAGACGGGCACGTTCAGTTCCAAACATATTCAATGAGAACCACTAAGAGGAAGGAAAAGAATAAAGCGGGAAGGTACGAGTTTGTTGATGTTGTAGAGAAGGTGATTAACCCACAGCTAAGATCTCCCCTAGGAGACCAAGCAATTGGTATCATGAATCAAGTATTAAATACACAGGGTGGAGATGCTAACATTCCTATTGACTTCGTTTACGGAGCATCTGAATTTGCACCAGCTAAGAATGCACCAACAAAGAAAAAATTACCAGGAACATAAACATGCCAAATAAAATAGACGCTCTTTACTCAGAAGTATCCAAGTCATATGAAGTAGGTTCGATTGACGACTTTAAGAAATATTTGGCCGACCCCAAAAAGAGGCAGTTATTTTTTAAGGAAGTAATTGCACCTGAGTATGATGTAAAGTCTATCGACGACTTTGATGAGGCATACGGATTTAAAAAAAAAAGTACGGAGTCTCCTGGTCAAGGGGCTCAAAAAGATATTTTCTCGGTTTCTGGAGAGACGCCGAAAGCTGGGCCTTCGGTATCTTCTGTAAATCCTCCAAGCAATAAGCTTCAAGAAGAGTTATTTCAAAAGACAAGACTAGCCGCTAGCGCAGTAACTGCGTCTGCAAAGCCTGGATATACGCCAGTCCCCCAAGAAGAAGCCCAGAAATCTCTCTACGGAAAAGCCAAGGTTACCCCCATGGCTTTAGATTTAAATCATGGAACAAAGGAAAATATTGTATCTGATCTTAATAAGGACTTTGGTAAGTTAGGCGTTAGATTTGAACAACCTCAAAACCCATTGGCAAAGTCCATGGGTGACGTTGTTGCTACCGCAGACAATGGAGAGTCTATAACAATTCAAGCCTCAGACAATGAAAGATTAGCAAAGTCTGAATCTGAAAAACTTCAGAACTTCTTGATGAACAACTCAGCTGGCGCTGAAAAGAAGGAAGTAACTCCAATAGACATGCTCAGAATGACACAGGGTGGTATTTCTGAGATTGAGGAGAACAAATTTAAAAGAGTTTACACACCAGAAATGATTAATGAAACTGTAAAGTTTGTTAATGATGAGGTTACTAAATCAAACAAGAAATTACAGGACATAAATAGTCAGATACAACAAGTAAATAATGAGGCCGCAAGGTTAAATGGTATTGTTGGCACTGCCACTCCAGAGGAGCAAGGCAGAATCAAGGAGTTGACTGATAGGTATGATTTATTGAAGGCGGATTTTGATAAAGAAAGAGAAAATGCAAAAGTAATATCTAAACTAGGAAGCGAGGGAGTAAATATGGCTGCCGCAGAGCACTTAAGATTACTAGAGCAGAAAGGCGGATTTGGAAAGTCTATATACAACCATACTGTCAACATGGTCGGAGATACCGTTAACGGGGTTTTTCAATTGGCTTCGCTTGGTATAATGGACAAGGGTGCTGCGTATGGACAAGACTTGACAAGCCAATTTAAGGAGGAGTTTAAATACGCTGGGACAGAGGTGTATGAAGAAAATAGCAACATGGCTATGAAGGTTCTATTCTCTATGCCTGAGTGGCTTCCAATGGCTGCAATGGGACCTGCCGCTGGTACTGCATTTATGTTCAACCAAGGGGTTGGACGTAGAATGGAAGAAGTAAATTCCAATGAAGAAACTAAGAACCTGTCTCAAGCAGAGAAGCTGGCCATGGTAGCGCCTATGGCATACGTAGAGGCTAGGCTTGAAAATCTGGGTCTATCTGCTTGGTTGAGCAAAAACAAGGGCTTAGCGTCTTCGATTGCCATCAAAGCTGTGGCTAACGTGGCTCCTAAAGCAGGGGCTGCAGGTGTTGCTAGATTAATCAATACCGAAATCAATAATCTTGCATTAAAAGGTGTTTTCAATGTTGCCGGAGCTACTCTAGCGGAAGCTGAAACTGGTGCATTGCAATATGCAACAGAAAGCGGAATGAAGGAGCTTTACAATATTGCCGAAGGAAAACAAATATTCAAGCAACCGCAATTCGGATCAGAGGCATGGGCAAAAGAGCTTGCTGAAAGTTCGCTCATGGAAGGGCTTGGTGGTATGTTTGTATCTGGACCAATTAACATAGCTCAACAAACTGCAAATTATGTAGTAGGCAAGTCGAATACAAATCAAACATTTGGGATTGTAAAGGACTTGTTAAATGACAACATTGCTGAGAGGTCTATGATTGCTCAGTTAAACGCTGCTGTAAATGATGGTAAACTTTCAAAAGAAAAGGCACAAAACATTTTGTACAACTTCAGGGAAGCCAAGGCAATTGTAAGAGAGCTTCCTCAAGAATTAAGCGAAGATAATCAAAGAGCTGCATTTGATTTGATTGCAGAGAAAAGGAAATTGACAAAACAGATTGAGGGAAAAGATCCTTCATTGGTAAACAAACAAAAGAAGCGTATAACAGAAATTGAAAACCAACTAATAGACATATCAAATGCCGTTCAAGAGCAAAGCACAAGTGAAGTACCTGTTCAGTCAGGAGCCCAAGGTGGCCAAGAAGTGGTTGAAGGAAAACCCCAACCAGAACCTAAAGTCGCTGCCGAAGAAGGTCAAGCCAAAGAAGAAGTAGCAAAGCAATACGTTGCTGATCTTCAAGCGACAAAGCAATCTAACCCAGAACAGTACTGGTCTGTTGATTCTGTAACAGAAGAAGCAGCTAAAGAAGGTACTGTAATTACTGACGAAGATGGTGGCGTTGTGGTTTCTAAGGATGGTGACATTAAAGGCCTATTTAAGAAGGCTGCGTCAAAGGCTAAGGGGGTTGCTCAGAAGTTACTTCAGAAAGCTGTTGAGGCTGGTGGTATCAAGTTAGACAACTTCGATAATTATCTTACTCCAGTTTACGAGAAAGCTGGTTTTAGGGTCGTGTCTAGAGTTCCATTCAACGAGCAGTATGCTCCAGAGGGATGGAACAAAGAGAAGCACGGAACACCGGATGTCGTAGCAATGGTGTACGATCCACAGAACAAGCTTGATATTCAAGAACAAAAGTTCGAAGACTACGATGAGGCTATGGCATATCGTGATCAACTTGTGGAGCAAGCCAAGACTGAATATCCAATACAAAGCAACTTTGACGAGGCTGTTAACAAGTCAGCGCAGGCGCTTAACGTTGTTGCACCGGGGTTAAAGGTGATTGTGGGAGAGAATATTGACGATGTTCAGAACCGTATCGTAGAAGCTATCGCACCATTGGTTGGCGAGAGACAGGCGTTGCAGACAGCCGAAGAATTCGCTACTGGGACCAAAGGTCAGACGATCTTTGTTGATGGCAAGCCATTCGCTGTGGTATTTGATAAGGCTACCGCGGATAGCCGTACCGCAGGACATGAGGCATGGGAAGTAATGCTGAACGATGCGTTCGGTAACGATCAAGCTAAGTTCAAGGATTTTACAGCGGGGATTGACTCTCAGCTAAGGGCTCAAGGATTTGACGACATTGCTGATAAGTTAGACGCATTTGCTAGCCAGAAGGGCTACGAAGCTGTAAAATACTCCGAGTACATGGCTGAGCTTGGAGGTATGTTGGTAGAGTCTGGTTTCGGAAAGGGACCACTAACGGCTCAACAAAAGACATTACTACAGAAGATCGGCGACATCATCAACAAGTTTGCTGAGCTATTCACAGGCAAGAAGCAGTTCTTAGATCAGGCGACCCCAGAGGATATCCTTGGATTCATGGTCACCATTTCTGAGAAGGTATCTAAAGGCGAGGACGTGTCAAGCTTCTTTAGACCAGCTGAAAACACCGAAACAATAAAAGATACCAAGAAAGTACTTTCAAATAGAAGTCAAAAGATTGGAGACTTTGATATTCAATACTTTGAAGACGAAGCTCAATTTAAAGATTTGGTTGATCGCGGATTAGTTGTTCAAAATGCATCTATTGACGAGGCTGCTGGCCAGCCAGTAGCTACGCATCAGCCAGACAATTTGCTTGTAGGTAATGTAAATTACAAAGGAAAGCAGATCATGGAAGGCAATGGTGGGATTTATTATGTATTGAAGTTTGGCAATGTATGGGCATCTGGAAAACAAACCAGTGCTAAAACTCTTTCCAATTACATAAACAAATCACGCAAGGAGTCTACTGACGGAATTGGCCGTATGGTCTTAGTTCGTGGAAGTCAAGACAAGATGATTAGTTCTGTTCAAGGAGTAAAGGCAGCAATGCGTATCCTAGAGGAACTTGTTTTTGACAATCTTATTTCTACCTCTGATTTCAGAAAAGCTTTGACAATTGCAGGTAAGGCTTATAACATCGATTTTTCTGGAAGTAATTCTGCCAAGCAAATTCAAAAGGATATTGAAGATAAGTTCATGAACGTATCCGATTCTACATTTGCTAGACGTGGAGATTTCTTCAGTACACTTGTTAATGAGATTGGAAAGCTAGATTCTGCTAAGAAAAATATTAAGAAAATACAAAAAGCTTTAGGAGCTACTAAAAATATTCAGTTCTCAAAGGGCGGTATCCGTCAACAGATAGGAACAGTACTTACCGAAAGACTTCTTATTGGTCTTGATTCTGGAAATGCATATGCAATTGTTGAGGTAAATGAAGACGTTATAGTTAAGAAAGACGACCAACATCCAAGCTATCCTTTTTCTATTGTTACAAAAAGTGGTAAGCCACCAGTACTAAAGGTGTTCAACTATAGACCAAAAGCTATTGAAGCTATTACGACTATGTCTGGGGAGAAGGCGTCAAACGCCAAGCTTGGTCTTGCCCAAATGGGGATGGGCATGGGTCGTATTGCTTCTGACAAAGAGATAGTAGTTAAGTCACGCTCACAGAAAGCCTTTGATGAGAATATCAAGAAGGAAGAATTTGACGTTAAGTTAAAGTACAATAACAATGGTCAATTGTTGGCACCAAATGGCAAGCCAAGCAATTTAAACGAGGACTTGGCTAGATACACTAGAACAACTGTATTTAAAAACTGGTTTGGCGATTGGGAGAAAGATTCAAAGAACGCTAGTAAGGTTGTTGACGAAAATGGAGAGCCATTGGTTGTTTATCACGGAAGCCCTTACGGAGGCATTAAAACTTTTGATAGAAAAGAGTCTGCAAAAGTATCTTCTGGTTTAAAAGAATTTGGAACATACTTTACCACAAACAGGAAGGTTGCCGATATTTATGCTTCTGAAGGAAAGATTAGCCCAGAAAAAATAAACGAATTAAACAGACAAATAAGCAAGCTTAAAGAGACCCAAGACAATACTAGGAACAGTAGCGATTACTATAACTTAGAAAAAGAAATAGAAGCTCTTAAAAAGAACAAGTCTCCAAAAGTATATGCTGCGTTTTTGAACTTGAGAAGTATAAAAGACTTCGACGCAGAACAAAAGTCTTTCCCAGAAGCGTGGAGAAATCTTAAAGTTGACGCTGGATATAAGACAGCCACAGACAGAGACGCCATGGACTTCTTGAGGGAGGGTAAGTTTGGCGTTAAAAAGGTTGATGGCATCAAGGCTTCTGACATAGTAGATATTGTTTCTCAAGGTAAAAAAGACAACGACTTTGTTGGAGATGTATATCTAGTTTTTGATTCTGCACCAGACGCTATAAGGATTGCAGAAACCCCTACAGTAGAGTCACGCTCACAGAAGGCTGTGCCACCAGTGGTAGACGAGGTTCTTACCGATGACGGCAAGGGCAACTATTTGTTCGTACACTACTCAAGAGCAAATCGTGACGTTATTAAGCCAATGTCTGGCTCTAAAGAAAACTTCACGAGCAAGGAAGAAGTATCTGCCATATCATCTGTTGGTGGTCTTGCAATGTACTACACAAAGGCCGGACAGAAAGAGAATGGTGTTGGAGATATTCCACACACGGTTTTGGTTCCAAAGGATAAGGTGTACTTCTACGGCACTACAGAAAAGGGAACCGTGTCTAACGATCCAGAGGGATTTGAGGAAGAGGCAAGACAAAGATTCCAGGCGTACAAGAACCGTGGAAACGAAGATAGACCAACAAAGTATGCATTCGATTCTAACAACGCTGCAGCTTGGGTTACAAAGGTTGCCGCAGAGAACGGGTACGACATGGTTATTACTAACTGGGGATCGCCAAAGAGTTACCGAGCACAGACAACCAAAACATTGAAAGCTGAAGACGAGTACACTGGTTTCAAAAAGCCAGAACCGGTAGTCTTTGAAGTTGGAGATGAAATCTTTGTAAGTGGATCATATGGAAATGTAACCGCAGTAAACGGAAGCCTTGTAAGATACGAGGGCACAAACCAATATGGTGGTGCTGTAAGTGGAGTGTTTGACTTGAACAGGAACAGCAATGCCATCATGATCGAGAAGGCTAAGCCATCTGTTACAACTCGCTCTCAAAAGGTTGAGGTAAAGACCATCCCTGGATACGACAGAATGATGAACGAGGTTGAGGGTATCATGGATAAGACCATGAACAGAGGTGGATCTTACAACCAAGCTAGTGCCAACGCTATAAACTATCTGCAAAAGTCAGCAGTATACGAGAAGGCTGACGATATTCAGCGTGAGCAGATCATCCGTGACTTCAAGAAGGTTAGAGGCGAGAAGATGAAGACCGCTCCATCCGTAGCCAAGATCATGGGCCAGATAAAGGACGTGAAGCAGGTTACAGTAAAAGAGAGCACAGCACTCAAGGATCAGATCAAGTTGGAGGCCAAGGCAGCCAAGGACTCTGCAACCTTTGTAAAGCAGCTCCGAATGGATATCTC